GAGGGCACGTTTACGATGCTCAAGATCGACTCGGAAGTGCTGAAGCTGATGGCGGACGCCTTCCAGACCGGCGAGATGCCGACGACGACCATTATCACTGCCCTCGAGCAGAAGGGCACGAACAAGGTCGAGCGCATCGCGTACCGCGATGTGACTATCGACGAGATGTATCTCGCCAAGTTCGAGAAGAAGAGCAAGATCGAGGAAGAAGTGCCGTTCAAGTTCGGTCACTTCGAGGTTCTTGAGACGATTTAAGGAGGGGTAAAGCGTGGACAAGAAGTTGCTGGACGCGCTGGCGGCGAAAGCCGAGCAGCGCGCAAAGGACCGCAAGAACGCAAAGCAGTTTGAAGTGGCCGGCGAAATGCTGACCTTTGTACAGCCGAGCGTGGATGCCAAGCTGAGCTATGCCGAAGCCATGCTGTCCGAGAGTGCGGCAGACACGGTACGCGCCTGCGCAAGTCTGATCTATGACTGCTGTCCGGATCTGCAGGATCCGGAGCTGCACAAGGCTCTGGGTGTTACCGACCCGTATGACACCGTCTGGACGCTGATGCAGCCGTACGAGGTTGACCAGCTGGGCGGCAAGCTGTATCGCTGGCTCGGTCTGATCGGTCCGCGCGATAACAACACGCCGGACACTGCGAGGGCCGACACCGTAAAAAACTGATCGAGCGCGACCCGGTGCTCGACCTTGCGGCATTTTACGCACCGAGAGGCATAACGCCGGAAGCCATCCGGCAGATGACTCTCGCGGACCGCGCAGTGCTGCGGGAAGGCCGGGCGCGCTGGTATGAGGATAACCGGTGGCTGATTGCATCCGGTATTGCACTGGCGTACAACCCAAAGGGGGAGGACGGCAATGGCTAAAAACAAAGTAATCAATACCGTCCTGACACTAAAGGATGAGATGTCGGGCGGTCTGGTGGCGGCAGCCAAGGCGGCTAAGAAGTCTGGCAAGAACATCGACGACAGCATGATGCAGGCCACTCGCAAGGTGGTCGCATTCAAGAACAAATCGCTCACGGCGCTGGGCGATTTTGCGAAAAAGAGTGTAAAGGCAGTCGGTGCGGCGGTCGCGGGTGTGACTGCTGCCTTTGTGGCGCTGGACGGCGCGACCGAGGAATACCGCGTAGCGCAGGGCAAGCTCAACGCCGGATTCCAGGCGGCGGGCTTCTCGGCCGAAACGGCCCGCAAGAGCTACCGCAATTTTTATGCGATACTCGGCGACAAGGACACGGCGACCGAGGCCTCCCAGCTTTTAGCCAACATGGTAAAGAGCGAGGAGGGCGTGGCCAAGTGGGCGCGCATCGCGGCGGGCGCGCATGGCACCTTTGGCGACTCGCTGCCGATT